TGTTTCAGCTGTCGTCAGACCGAACACGCATACGACGGCGAACACGCACACGAGGTAGTAACTCACATGAAACCAACACATCAGAAGCCCCGGCTGGTACACGACTCCTCCCGACTGGATGAGATGCTGAACGGCCTGACCTGCGGCGTACTCGCAGACCGTAAGATTTCGGCAGCAGTTGTCGAGAAGTTCGGGGTCCGCATCGACAACGTCAACGACCGACACCTCTACCCGTACCGTAACGCGGACGGTGCCCTGACAGGGGTGAAGACGCGGTACTCCAGAAACAAGACGTTCTCATGGGACGGTAACGGACAGACAGCCCTGTTCGGGATGCACCTGTTCCCCGGCGGTGGTAAGACAATCACCATCTGCGAGGGCGAGATCGACACGATGGCTGCACACCAGATGAATGGGTCCAAGTGGCCCACCGTCGGGATGCCGTCAGCCACCGGGGTCAAGGCTATCAAGGAGAACCTCGAATACCTGAACACGTTCGAGGAAATCTATCTGGCCTTCGACAATGACGATGCAGGTAAACGTGCCACCGAGGATGTTGCCAATCTGTTCGAGCCTAACAAATGTAAGGTAGTCAACCTCGCCCCGATGAAGGATGTCGGTGAGTATCTGGCCGAGGGTAAGGTCGAGGACTACACCCGACGTTGGTGGAACGCACAGCCCTTCACCCCGGAGGGTATCGTCCGAGGCTCGTCACTCTGGGACTTGGTCTCCACCGACGACGACACCCCGTCAGTAGAGTATCCGTACACCGGACTACAGGAGATGACCTACGGCATCCGTGTCGGTGAACTGGTCACGCTCACAGCCGGGTCAGGACTGGGCAAGTCAGCCGTAGTCCGCGAACTGATGTACCATCTGCTCAATGTGACGGAAGACAACATCGGATGTATGTTCCTCGAAGAATCCACCAAGCGATCTGGCCTTGGCTTCATGTCGATGGCTGCGAACAAGCCGCTCCACCTGCCCGACACTGAGAAGACACCGGAGGAACTACGTCTGGCATTCGATCAGACACTGGGCACCGACCGTATCTTCCTCTACGACAGCTTCGGTTCGAACTCCCTTGAGAATATCATCGGCAGGGTCCGTCACATGGCGAAGGCCATGGACTGCAAGTACATCGTCCTCGATCACCTGTCCATCGTTGTCTCCAGTCAGGAGAACGGCGACGAACGTAAGGCCATCGACGAGATCGTCACCAAGCTGCGTATGCTGGTGCAGGAACTACGCATCAGTCTCATCATGGTGTCGCACCTCCGCCGACCGCAGGGTCAGGGGCATGAGGACGGGGCAGCTACCAGCCTGTCACAACTCAGAGGCTCTGCTGCCATCGCCCAGCTATCCGACATGGTCATCGGACTGGAGCGTAACGGTCAGGCTGAGAACGAGGTGATGCGGAACACGACCACAGTCCGTGTCCTGAAGAATCGGTTCTCCGGCATCACCGGTCCTGCCACCTACCTGTACTACGACAAGACAACAGGTCGCTTGACAGAGGTCGGCGAACCGGGACAGGATGACACACCCGTATTCGACAACAGCCCACTGGCGGACTTCACTGCATGACCGACGTTATCGTAGACATTGAGACGGATGACCTCGATGCTACGGTCATTCACGTTGCCTGTACTCGTGTGGTAGGCACCGAGGATCGTCGGACGTTCGCCGCCGAGAACATGGCAGAACTGCCCGACTACCTCCGGTCCTTCGACTGGATGTACGGACACAACGCCGTGAACTTCGACATCCCGGTCATCAACCGTCTGCTGTGTGGCCCCGGAGGGGCAGCTGACCTCGACCTCGCCAAGGTTCGAGACACCATGCTGATCAGTCAGCTTCTCTGGCCTGATCGTCCCGGCGGACACAGCCTCCGGGCATGGGGCGAACGACTGTCCGATGCCAAGATCGACTTCCACGACTGGAGCCTCGGGGCAACAGCCGAGATGATTGAGTACTGCCGACAGGACGTTGACCTGACACATCGTGTACTGAAGCACCTACAGGGTGAGGCGTACCAGATGGACAGGGGTGCTGGTGGTGCGTCGTGGAAGTCCGCCATCGCCATGGAGCATCGTGTCCGTGCCGTGATGAACTCGGTCGAGGATCACGGCTATTACCTCGACCAACCCAAGGCTGGGCATTTAGTGTCTAAACTTTCCAATGAGGTTGCCGAGATCGAGGCCGAGGTTCTGGCCGAGATGCCGGACCTGCCCAAGCCTCGTCGCCTTGTCGTCCCCAAGTATCGGAAGGACGGTACTATGTCATCCGTCGGGCTGAAGCATCTCAACGATCCATCTGTCTGTGATGGTGGAGGTCCCGGCACGGGACAGCACACAGCTATCGAGTGGCAGACATTCAACCTTGCCAGTCGTCAGCAGATTGCCGACCGTCTGATGCGACAGGGATGGGTGCCACGGAAACACACCGAGAAGGGACAGCCCATCGTCGATGAGGCAACGCTGTCCACCATTGACCTACCCCTTGCACAGAAGATTGCCCGGTACCTGATGCTTCAGAAGCGGGTGGCACAGGTATCCTCATGGCTCGACAAGGTAGACAGGGACAGCCGTGTCCGCTGCGGCTACCTGACACTGGGTGCTATCACCCACCGCATGTCCTGCACCGGCCCGAACCTACAGCAGGTGCCGGGACCACAATCAGAGTACGGCATGGAGTGTCGGTCGTGCTGGACTGTCCCGGAGGGACGACAACTTATCGGCACTGACCTTGCCGGTATCGAACTCCGATGCCTTGCTCATTACCTTAACGACAGCGACTACACAGAGGAACTTATCAATGGAGACGTTCACACAAGAACTCAACACCTTGCTGGACTGCCTACACGGGCTGGAGCAAAAACTTTCACGTACGCACTGCTTTACGGGGCGGGAAATGCAAAGCTGGGAACAATTATCGGAGGCGGAGCAGATGCTGGTGCTGCAATTAGGGAACGATATCTCCGTGGTATGCCATCATTTGCGAACCTACAGCGAAGAGTTGCCCGACAGGCGGCATCAGGCACAGTCACCGGTATCGACGGACGACACGTCCGAGTCCGCTCAGAACACGCAGCCCTGAACACGCTGCTCCAATCATGTGCTGCGGTCATCGCCAAGCAGTGGCTGATCAACGTCTCCCAGACGTTACCCACCGGGGCAAACATCGTAGCCATGATTCACGACGAACTCTGCATCGAGGCTGACACCAGTCTCGATCCCGAGGAGATCGGACTCATCTCAAAGAATGCTGTACAGGCCGTGGCCGAGCAGCTATCCTTCAACTGCCCACTCGATTGTGATTGGAAGGTGGGCCATAACTGGTCGGAGACCCACTGATGAAACGTGTAAAGTTCACCAGCAAAGACATCGAATACGCCAAGCAGGTAGCCCAAGACATCTATGATGAGTCGCGCCGTCAGGGACTAAATCCCGGCAACGCAACAGGTCGTGGATACGAAGCTAAGAACGAAATACTTGGTGTTGTGGGGGAGATGGCCTACGCCAAGGCTACTGGCAGAAAGTTCGTCCCAAACATCAACCAGTTCAAACGACCTGACGTTGGCGATACCCACGTCCGTAGTAGTTATTCATTAGGTCATATGATACTTCGTCCCGGTGATGTGCCGGGTCTGTACAGCTTTGTTCATGTCGCTAGGGATCACACATGGGCAACGGTTATCGGACACTTCGACGGGGCCGAGGCCATGACAGACAAGTACTGGCGTACCAAGGAGCAGATCGCTAACGTACTCGGACCGGGTGATGCTGCTTGGATCGTTCACTTCAAAAAACTTAAACCACTGCAAGAGGCAGCATAATGAAGATTGAAGTAAACCTGAACGACGAATGGGTTGATGAGGTTGTGGCGGCATCGCTGCGTGACTTCATCCGGCGGGACTACAACACCCCTGACGTACCTATCAAGGCCATGAAGAAAGTCCTGAAGTTCTACACCACTCGCGAGGACTACACGGATTTCATGGAAGACATCAAGGAATTGGATGACATTCATCGTCATCAAGAAAGGTTTGACTTCTGATCGGCAACCTGATAGAAGTCAGATGTGCGATACGGAGGGGCCTCGCACACCCCCAGAAACCTAAAGGAAAACATCATGCCTACACTTACCGGAACTGCTCACTGGGCCAAGGTACACGAAGCCGCCAATAGCCCGAAGTACCCCGACAACTACCAGTTCTCCATTGATATTGGTCCGTTGTCTGTTGACGACATTGCCGAACTGACCGCCCAAGGTCTGGCCGACAAGATTATCCACGATCACGCCAAGAAGGATTACACCCCGTGTATTAACTTCAAGCACCCGCCGGTTGTCTGGGAGAACAATCCCGACGATCCCGACGGTGATCGGATCGAGGTTCCCTTCGAGCCTCGTGTCGTTGACGCCGAGATGAACGCCATTCCGAAGAGTACCCTCATCGGTAACGGCTCCACGGTAAACGTGGTGTACTTCGCCTCACACTCCAAGAAGTACGGCACGACCTCGGCCCGGTTCAATGCGGTTCAGGTTGTTGATCTTGTGCAGTATGCAGGGTCAGCACCGGACCCGATGGCTGAACTTGCAGCACTCGGGAACGAGGCATCGTTCTCCGCCTAGTAGTCCGGGTCCGGGGGTGCCCGTCATCCACCCCCAACTAATTTCAGGTGGTTTCGATTTCTCCAACCATCTGACGGGAGCGTTGCTCACCTCCAACGTTAGCGCAGGTCCGGGGGTACCTGTCCCACAAACCCCCAACTAATTGAGGCACCGCATGAAACGTATCGAAGACATTCCACAAGACCTACAGATGATGTTCGATCTGGGGATTACCAATCCTAATCCCGAGAACGTCGAGACCATGCTGTCGGATATGCGCGAAGCTGTTCTTCGATCCATCTCCGAACCGGCAAGGAAACCTAAGACACTTCGCATGTCGAACATGGGACGGCCTGACCGTCAGCTGTGGTACGACATTAACCGACCGTCACCCAATTCTGGAATGCCGTACAGCCTACGCATCAAGTTCCTGATGGGCCACCTGATGGAAGCCCTCATCCTGTTCCTAATCAAGGAGGCTGGGCATACAGTCGAGGACGAGCAGCGCGAGATCGAGATCGGTGGTATCAAGGGACACATGGATGCCCGGATCGACGGGGTCGTCACCGACGTGAAGACAGCGTCCCGGTACGGCATGAAGAAGTTCGACGATGCCCTGACCCTTGCCATGGACGATCCCTTCGGGTACATCGGGCAGATCAGCGGCTACGCACAGGCGTGTGGTGATGATCGTGCTGCCTTCCTTGCCATCAACAAGGAGTCCGGTGAGATTCAAATCTGCACCGTCTCTGGCAACCACATGATCAATGCAGAGGAGCGGGTCTCCCATGTCAAGTCTGTCCTGTCTGTTGATACGCCACCTGCTCGATGTCACGATCCGATTCCAGACGGGAAGTCGGGCAACCTCGGGTTGGCGAAGGGTTGCACGTTCTGCGACCACAAATTTGAATGCTGGGCCGATGCAAACGGCGGCGCAGGACTCCGAGGATTTCGATACGCCAACGGAGTGAAGTACCTAACCCATGTAGCAAAGACACCGAATGTCGAAGAATTCGTCCGGTAGAGGACACTGGAAAAACCCATCACGAATACGACTCGACCCGGATAACTCCTTCGGCTTTGTCTATCTCATTGTCAACCTGCTGACAGGTCAAAGATACATCGGCAAGAAGCAGTATCACCAGTATCGAAAGGGTGTACGGACACGACCATCAGACTGGCGAATCTACACATCCTCATCACGTACCCTCAATGATGATATCAAACGACAAGGCAAGTGCAACTTTCACTTTGAAATACTTGCCGAGTTCAATACAAGAGGCGGACTTGTCTACGGCGAGACGCATCTTCAGCATGTCTGTAATGTCTTGACGGAACAACTAGAAGACGACGAACGACTATTCTACAATCGGTTCATCG